AGTACCTACTGAAATTCTAGTGAACACTCATAGAGGTGCATCTAACACTATGGGTGATATTCTCAAAATGGGTGAAACACTTCGCAAATATATGGATGGTGATATTGTATTTGCATTTAATAAAATGAATGTAGATACTGAACTTGTAAAGTCTGATCATGGTGGACAGTACATGAAAGATGCAGATTATGTTTATATCAAACGTGCTGGCAAGTCACTTCCACCTTTGAACACACTCAATAAGCAGATGCTTGCTAAAGTGAAATCATATGTTCCTAAGAATATTGATTGGGAGAACTTAGAACTATGAAGTCATTCGGCTGCTACATAGACGAACCACCACAGATTGTAGAGTCTGAGTATCAGGGTAAGAAGGTTAAACTTAATGACCCTTTCAGAACACCCGGTGGACCTAAGAAGTTCTCTGTATATGTTAAGAACGAAAAGGGTAATGTGGTCAAAGTAAATTTTGGTGACCCTAATATGGAAATCAAACGTGATGACCCCAATCGTCGTAAGAACTTTAGAGCAAGACACAACTGCGATAATCCCGGTCCTAAATGGAAGGCTCGGTATTGGAGTTGTTACCAATGGCGTTCAGGAGCAAAGGTTGATAACTAATGTCTACAGAAGAACGGATGGACCGTATTGAATCTAAGATTGATAAACTTTCAGAAGTTCTTGTACAGATGGCAAGAGTTGAAGAACGAATCTTGAACGGTGAAGAGCAACACAAAGAAATTCGTTCTGATATTAGAAAGTTAAATGATAAAGTAGATGAAATGGAAAAAGTGGTTCAAAAGAATCAGATAACTGTAAATATTATAAATAGAATTAGTTGGATAATCATTACAGGCGTGGTAGGTGGTTTCGGCACCTTAATCACCTACCTGTTCAATAAGTAAGGAATAATAAAAATGTCAATGAGAACTGCCTTAATGGAAATGGCGAACAATCAGCTGGATGAAGTAAAGTCTGTTGATTATGGTAGTCGTATGACTGATGCTCAAAAGAAAAAGTTTCACGACCTGAAGAAGAAAATGACAGGTGGTCCAGAGTATCAAAAAATCATGCGCAAGAACCAAAGCCCTGTAAAGTCGGATGATGAGTTTCATAATCTTGTTTTGAAAAAGGTAATGTCTGAAGAACGTGCTGCATGGGTGCCAGAGTCTATTGCTGATGAGCAAGTAGAAGCATTCATGGAAGCAACTGTTGCTGCTATTGCAGAAGGTGAAGATACTTTTGTATTTGAAGGTAAGCACTACAAAGCAAAGACCAAGAAAGAAGATAAACTTGATCCTGTCGGACAAGAAGACGATGATGTTGATAACGACGGTGATGTAGATAGTTCTGATAAGTATCTGAAGAAGCGTCGGTCTGCAATTGCAAAACGCAGAGCTATGGATGAAGAAAAGGTAGAAGAAAAATACACAGATAAGCAGGATGCATCATATACTGATCGTTATTCTACAGGCGGTAAGGATACTGCCGACATGCAGAAGCGTCGTAAGGCGGCTATTAAAAAGGCTGCTGATCGTTTTAAAAAGACTGGTTCATACACTGGCAAAAAAGAGTCTGTAGAGGAAGCAGTGTCTGGCACTTACATGACTGTTGACTATGACTATAGTGATGACTATGGTATGTTAGAACTTTACAAGAATGGTAAAAAAGTAGGTTCTTGGTCTGGAGACCTATCCAGTGAATCTGGTAAAAACCCTCTTGCCATTGAAGCCACAAAACTTGCAAAGAAGCATGGTGTAAATCCTAGTGGTCTGAAGACTGTAGATGCAGAAAATCCAAAGAGAGTAGGTAAACTTGTTCCAAACAAAGACTTTGGTTTCCCTAGAGGAAAAGCAAAAAGAGAGTCTGTAGAAGAATCTGTTGGAACTGCACAGCATGGTCCAGATGGTGCTACTTCCGACACCTTCCAGAAGCAAATGGGTGGTGGACGTTCTCCTAGAGAAAAAGAGTTTGTGGATATGCACAAAATGGAAGTTGCTCTTGATGTCAATAAAATCCATGATGATAACAAGAAAAACATTGAAGCCGCACTCAAGCAAACTCCACCAAGACTTGGTGATCAAAGAACTGGTGACACTTCTTTTGTGAACCCTGTTAAGGCAGATATCATTGATGGTATCACAAAAGCACTGCAACAAATGAAAACGAATAGTTAAGGATTAATAATATGTTAAAACCTCCTTCTTGGGCAAAGGGTGCAGTTCCTAGTGAAAAGGGTTGGGTCAACCCCAAAACTGGTGAACTGTTAGTTTCTCGCAAGCACTCTCAGCGTCAGTTGATTGAGTATTGGAATAGTCAAAACGGGAAACCTGCACCTGCTCCTATTAAAGAACCTGCTCCTATCATTGAAGCTGATCCTGTTATTGAAGAGGCAGCACCTACTGCCGAACCTTTGATTGAAGCAGACCCTGTAGATCATTGGTCTTTGACTAAGGCACAACTGGTAGAGCATGCTTATGAAGTGCATGGTGTTGAACTTGACTCTTCTATGACAAAAGCAAAAATGATTGAGGAACTTGAAACACAAATTTAAATCATGAAAATCCTTAGTGAAAAAATAGAAGTAACAGAAGAGAATTATCTTATTGTTGCTGCTAAACATTATAATAATCCTCAGTGTTCTAGTACCGATGAATTCTATGCTGACCTTGATAGGATCAAGTATATTAAAAGAATTATAAATCGGTATCTAGAAACTGGAGAATTATCAGATAGATTATTAATTAATCATATTATTGTTTTTTGTAATGTTTTTGGTATTGAAATTGGTGTTAAAATGATGGCAGTAAAACTAGACTACAAATACTGGTCTGTCATTAAACCCATTTTAGTATTTCTAAAGTATATTGAACCTACTGACTTGATTGGTATTGATATGGACACAAATGTAATTAATGTATTACGGAAAATTTAATGAGTGTTTCTTTAGTAACAGATACTATTTACACCTACAGATTCTTGAAGTTGTTAGTAACACCTTTTGAGAAAACAAAAGCCTATGAGTTAGGTATTGTTGATGAGAATGGTAAACGCACAGATAAAGAGATTACTACATCTGAAGAAAGAGACGCATTTAACCTTTTTCACAGACTTGTGTTTAATATCAAAAGATTTATTGGTATGTTGCCCGGTGGTAAGATGCGTCCACCCCTTACATCTTATGTAGCAGCACTGGCACTTCTCAGAGAAAACTATGGTGTTGACACAGAACTTGTTCTAAATGAAATGGATATTCCTAATGAAGATAGAGAGACTATCTCTACACTTTTAGAGCAATACTCTGAAGAAGAGCAACCACCTAAAAAGAAGAAAAAGAAAAAGATTGAAAAAGAGGAATATGGCACAACTACTGCTGATGTTGCTATGCCTCCTACACATATGAAGTTTAAAGCATTTGTGAGACGCAAAAAGAAAGACGATGAACTAAGCGAAGAATATTTGAATGAACTTTTTGATAAACCTTATAAGTTCAAAAAGGTTAATATTGCCTTGAAAGATAGAAAACAGGCTACCCTAAAAGCTGATAGCCCTCAAGGTGAAATTTATATTACCCTAAAGGGTTTTCCTAGAAGCAATAATTTTAATCTAGATTTTTCAGTAGGCAATAGGTTTGAGATAACAGGTAAAGGTGACCAGTTTAGAATTTTCTCTACAGTAATTCAAGGTCTGAAAATGATTATTGATAAAGAAAAAGACGAAATCAAAAATGTATACTTTAGTGCAGATAAAGAATATGAAGATGACACTTTTGATGCGGCTTTTGACGGAAGACCTGCTTCTAAAAGCATGACCAATTTGAGTCGTTCTAGATTATACAATAAGATGGTAAAAAAGTTTGCTAGTAAAATGGGTTTTAGTGTAGATATTGATGACTCTAGCGAGAGAGTTACAATATATACACTCACAAACAAAACCTTTAAAAAATCGTAAAGGTAATAAATGTTCGCACTTCTTGGTTCCGTTTTAGGTTTCGGAACATCGTTTGCACCTAAAGTTCTTGAGACCATTAACAAGGCACAAGAACAAAAGCATGAACTTGCTAAGATGAAAGCATCTGCTGAAATCAAAATGCAGATGCAAGATGCTGAATTTGACTATATGAAAGACATGGCAGACCATGAGGAACACAAACGTCTGATTGAGCATGATATTGCTATTTCAAAAGAAACAGGTTTCTTTGCTGGTCTGAAAAAAGGTGTGCGACCAATTATCACATACTGCTTCTTTGGTTTCTTTCTGTTCTATAAAACAGTTCTTGTAATGGAAGCCATGAAAGCAGGATACAACTTAGCAGAGATTTCAGATGTTATTTGGGACGAACAATCACAGGCAATCTTTGCTGCAATTATCTCATTTTGGTTTGGTTCAAGGGCAGTTGAAAAACTAAAATAACTTGACAATGTGCAAGAAATAAGATAGTATAAGTAATACACTTATTCTGAAAATCCATACAAATTAAGAGGTGCGTTCTATGACAACTAATAGTCTAGACATGAGAGATTTTTTGTCTCAAACAAAATTCTATGAAGCATATTCCAGATACATTGATGATGAAAACAGGTATGAAAGTTGGGATGAATCTGTTGACCGTGTAATGGCTATGCACAAAGACTATTATAAAGATAGAATGTCCACTGAACTTGCAAATGAAATGACAAAAGCATCAGACTCTTACAAAGAAAAGAGAGTGCTTGGTGCGCAACGTGCTTTGCAGTTTGGTGGTGAACAACTGCTGAAGCACCAGATGAAAATGTATAACTGTACCTCTTCCTATGTAGATCGTGCTGCTTTCTTTGGTGAGTATTTTTATATTCTGCTTTGTGGTGCAGGTGCAGGTTTCTCTGTGCAGAATCATCACGTAAATAAACTACCTATGGTAACTGACCGTAAAAAGCAAGCAAAAGGTTATGTTGTAGAAGATAGTATTGAAGGTTGGGCGTCTGCTCTTGATGTTCTGATGTCCTCTTACTTTGTCGGTGGTGGTGTGCATCCTGAGTTTGAAGGTCGTCGTGTATTCTTTGACATGACTAACATTAGACCAAAAGGTGCAAAGATTTCTGGTGGGTTTAAGGCTCCCGGTCCTGATGGTTTGCGCCAAGCACTAGACCGCATTGAATACCTTATTCAAGGTCTTGTAATGAATGCAAAAGAACCTGTACAACTCCGTCCTATTCACGTCTATGATATTGCTATGCACTGTGCTGATGCTGTGTTGTCTGGTGGTGTTAGACGTTCTGCTACTATCTGTCTGTTCTCGCCTGATGATACAGAAATGATGAATGCTAAGACAGGCAACTGGGTCATTTTTAATCCACAACGGGCTCGTTCAAATAACTCTGCTGTGATTGTTCGTAAAGAAACCACAGAAGAACAGTTTATGAATATCATGGAAAGCATTAAGCAGTTTGGTGAACCGGGATTTGTATTTGTTGAGTCTACTGAACATACTACTAACCCTTGTGTAGAGATTGGTAAGTATCCTGTAGCAATTGAAGAGGATGGTACAAAGACTTCTGGTTGGCAGGGTTGTAACCTGACTGAGATTAATGGTGGTATGTGTGTAGATGAAGAGTCATTCTACAAAGCCTGTGAGGCTGCTGCTATTCTTGGTACACTGCAAGCAGGATACACAGACTTTAAATTCCTTCCTGATACCACAAAGAAAATCTTTGACCGTGAAGCATTGCTTGGTGTGTCTATCACAGGATGGATGAATAACCCGGAGATTTTGTTTGATGAAAAGATTCTGGAAAAAGGTGCCAAGATTGTTAAAGAGACTAATGCTAGAATTGCTAGTCTTCTCGGTATTAATGCTGCTGCTCGGACTACTTGCGTTAAGCCTAGTGGAAATGCTTCAGTCCTATTGGGAACAGCAAGTGGAATTCACGCTGAACACTCTGAGAGATATATTCGGAACATCCAGTTGAACAAAGACTCTGAAGTTGCGCAACTCATTGCTAAAACTAATCCACATATGGTAGAAGACTCTGTATGGTCTGCTAGTGGCACCGATTGGGTAGTATCTTTCCCAATTACACCAAAGAAAGGTTCTATTCTTAAAGACAAATTGATCGGCACAGATCATCTTGAATTGGTTGCTAAAGCACAAAAGCATTGGGTAAACACTGGTAAGAATCCAGAACTCTGTGTTGACCCTACAGTTTCACATAACGTTTCTAATACTATTCTGGTAGAGGACTGGGATGATGTTGCTCAATATGTTTATCGCAATAGGGATAACTTTGCTGGTATTTCTTTCTTGTCTACTTCTGGCGATAAAGATTTTAATCAGGCGCCGAATACTGAAGTTATCGACGCTGAAAAAATGGTTAAAAAATATGGCGTGGCGGGTATTCTAGCATCTGGTCTTGTTGTAGATGGTCTGCAAGCATTTAGTGATCTTTGGATGGCTTGTATGACTGCTCAAGGATATGGTGAAGATATTTCTGCTGAAAGTTTTAAGAATACACTAAAGAAAGATTGGGTGCGTCGTTTCCAATCATTTGCAGATAAATACCTTGAAGGTGACTTGAAGAAAACCGAATACTGTTTGAAAGATGCATTTCTTTTGCATAAATGGGAAAAGATTAAACGGTCTTACACTCAAGTAGAATGGATTTCTGAATTGTCAGAAAAGAAGTTTACTGATGTTGATACTCTTGGTGCTGCTGCGTGTGCAGGTGGTGCTTGCGAGATTGACTTTTAAGTAGAAAGGAAAAACCTATGGATATGAATGAATCCAGTCTATCTAGAATTTGGAGACACACTCAAGATCATACTACTGGTGCTATTACTACATTCCGTGATGATAGGTCTAAACAAGAGAACAAAAAGAATAACCGAGAACTTAAAGGTTATTTGAGAAACAAAGGTTATGGTGTAACTTCTGTTGATGGTAACTATATTGAGCAATATGGAACCGTCAATGCTAAAGAAGTTACAGAACCATCATTCTTTGTAGTTGACCTAAAAGACACAGGTAATCTTGAAAAAGATTTAAAAATGCTTGGTGCAAAGTATGACCAAGACTCTGTGCTTATTGTTCCTAAAGGTGGTAAAGGTGCTTATCTGATCGGAACTTCTAATAGAGAAGATGCCTTTCCATCTAAGAACAACAAAGAAGTTGTAGGTAATAGTAAGATGGGTAAAGTTGCTGGACAGTTCCTGTCTCGTATTAGAGGTAGAGAGTTTGCCTTTGAACACGCTATGTCCTACAATGAAAGATGGGCAGATGCTATTCTTGCAGCGAAAGTAGAAGAACGATGAAATATCGTATTATCTGTGATGACTGTGAAGTAGAGAGTGTGGTTCATCTAATCTATGATGAACCACCTAATCATTGCCCGTATTGTGGTTCTGAACTTACGGATGATGAGATTTCAGAATATGACGCAGGATGTCTTTGTGACTAATATAAGTAACCTCAGTTGATAAATTGACTGAGGTTATTTTATGTCTGATCATTATACAGGGTGGTACTATCAGTTTGCTGAGTATGATCCTGAACATGCCCCAGAAGAGTTTGTAGGGATGGTATACCGCATACAAAACTTGGATACTAATCAGAAGTACATTGGTAAAAAACTGTTCTGGAATCGCAGGAAAACGAAGGTAAAGACCAAAACAGGTGGAACCAAAACAAAGTATGTCACCAAAGAATCTGATTGGAAAAAATATTATGGTTCCAATAAACTACTTCAAGAACAAGTTGAAGAAGTCGGCGGTGATAAATACTACAGAGAAATCTTGAGATTTTGTAAGACTAAAGGTGAATGCTCCTACTATGAAGCCAAATATCAATTTGAATATGATGTACTTCTAAAGGATGATTACTTTAATGAATATATCCAGTGTCGGATTAATGCGAAACATTTGAAAAGAGACAATGATGGCGAATGAAATTAAATTAGAAATTTATGAAGTGTTAGAGAAAGTGGGTGCTGCTAAGAAAAAGGCAGACAAGATTGCTCTTCTCAAAAAGTATGAATCCTTTGGATTGAAGACTATTCTCCAAGGATGTTATAACCCCAATGTAAAACTTATGTTGCCTGAAGGTACTCCACCATACACACCAGCAGAGCCACACAATGCTCCTACAAGTCTCTTGAGGAAGTGTAGAGACATGCAATATTTCGTGGGTCAAAAAGCACGGAATATGAGACCTATGAAAAGAGAAACCATTTTTATCAATCTTTTAGAAGGTATCCACCCAGAGGATGCTAAAGTCGTATTGCAGATGAAAGAGAAGAAACCATTCAAAGGTATTTCGTCTGCTCTAGTCAAGGAGGTCTATCCAAATTTGATGCCACCTGACTAATTTGTTATGAAATATTAACTAACAAAGGAATGCATTATATGCTCGTTTCTCAGATCGACCGTTTGAAAAAAGATTATCGTGAACTTGAACATTATGAAAGAAAACTCATTAAACAAGGGAGAGATACTTTGGTAAGACAAATGAAATTGAAACGAGATTATCTGGGTAGATCAATAAAAGACTTAGAGGAACAACTTTATACTTGACAATCTATAAATCTTAGTATATAATAAGTTAACTTTACGGGGCCCGGGGAATATACCATATTCTCTGGGTCTTTTTATTCTTGACACCCATACATATATGATGTATTATCCATCTATAAATTAAAGGAGAAGAAATATGTTAAAAAAAGTATTTTGGAGAATCTTTTCGCTTGACACCAGCAAGCATAGGCAGTATACTCTTTTATATGATGACTTATGTATGTAGTCTAATGCTTATGCTCCCTTGGCGGAAATGGTAGACGCAGCGGACTTAAAATCCGTTTTCCTTTGGAAGTGCCAGTTCGAGTCTGGCAGGGAGTACCAAAATCTTTAAAGGATGATGAATAATGACTGAACTAGACTCTTATACATTAAAATATAAGTTTATGGAATGGGAAGATGAGGGATATCCTTTATCGGGTACTAATACAGAAGACCTTGCTCATTTCTATGGTATTACCAGTGAAGCATATTACTTCTATGATATGTCACTGATTGCTGATGGTATCTATGACCTTATGTGCAAGGAACTCCTTAGCAGAACAGACCTACCAGAATGGATTGAAAAAGAGTCATTAGAAGCAGGGACAGGATATGATAATATGAAGTTCCCAAAGGCGGTAAAAATCACGGCTACGGATTTATTGTTTTAAAATGTATATAACACCCTGCGTATCAATCTGTAAAATATTAGAAGGCAAATGCGTAGGGTGTGGTCGCACTCTAGAAGAGATTGCTAAATGGCGTAGTTATTCTGATGAAGAAAGACTTGACATAATGCGTCGTCTAGATGGAATAAAACACGAAAAATCCCCGATTAGTACTTGAC